CCGCCGTATGTATTTGTAAATTGGCGGCTTGGCACGACTTGCACAGCCTGATTGGTCACACTTCCGGAGCTATTGGCGACTGGTGCAGCAGTGCTTGAAACCTGTGCTTGTGCTGGGGCAGAAAGCAGCAAAAGCGTTGCTATAACTCGCTTCATTGAGTGAAGGTGCTTAGCGTTTCGGTCAATGATTCGATGTCAGTGTCTCGTTTGATGATGGTGTGATTTACCAAACCTGGGCCTGACAAGGTTTCAACGAACTGAAAGCTAGCGCCTTCGTTGACGATATTCCAAGCAGGCTTCTGAGCTGGATCAAGACCGCGCCAAACGCTAGTGATTCCGTTGAGCGAATTAGTGGTTGTGGTCAGGCTCATTGGAGCGATGGGACCGTTGGCCGATACATTCGTGCCGGAAGCGGCGTATTCATAACCAGTCCGATACTCGTAAGAGTTGATGACTTCATTCACCTTTGTCTTGGTCTTTGTTGTGGATCGAAGGGTGCCCTGTTGAAAGTTTGGAACAACAGGAATTGATTGAGCTTCTGGGGCGGCAAGCGCAGCAACGCAGAGAACGCCCCAAGCAACCCAAAGACTTGTCCACATCACTTGATCGTTAGCTCTTGGATGACTTGACCGATTGCAGTTGTGCCAGCGCCACCAGCTGTGATCGTGAGTGCACCGTCAGTGGCGATCGTTCCGGCCAAGCTGCCAGCCACACCGCCCGAAGTTGTCGTGGTTGAGCCGAGCATTGGCAAAGATCCAACTACTCCGGAGGAAACGGTGGTTGCGGAGGGCGTTGCGTCTCCTTCAATAAATGATTCTGTAAGGCTAAAAGCGTCACCAGCAGTAGTGATGCTGTAATCGGCAGGAGTGTAACCAACAGCGGAACCGGCAGTAAGGGTGCCAAGACCACCAGCAGTGTCCAGAGTGATGTTATTGCCAGATATTGAATACGTTGACGGAATGCGCGCTGCGACTGATCCGGCTCCATCAACAGACAGTGAAACGCTGGATTGAATTCTATGCGTGATGTCAGCCTGAGCTGGTGCTGCCATCAGTGTGATGCCCAATACCAAAAGTGCACGTTTCATTTTGGCTTGGCTGTAGATGGTTCTTCTTTGATTGTAGTGTCCTCTTTTTTCTTTCTATTGTTCCCGACCGCTAAACCAAAGGATGCAGCGGTGCCGCTAAGGATTGAGGCCGGATAGGTCGGATCTAGTGATTGCTTGAAAACACCTAGATAGTTGGCGGTAAGGATCGCCATCGCCCATCCGAGCAACACAATCTTGACGACATCACCTAGCCGAGAGTTTCCGTCCTCTTGATCTTGGCCTTGCGCTTCCTTGGTTTCTGCCATGATGAAGTGAGTGCTAGCGGCGGATCATGGTTGAAGTCTGGGCCGCCGTTGCCGGGGCGTCAATCACGGTGGCGGGTTTGGGAGCTTCAGGGATTAGTCGTCAAAACCGCCAGGGGCAAGACTCGCTAATCAGGCTGACGGCTGCTGTCGATAACCTTTCGGGCCGTTTGGATATTTTGCACAACGACATCAAAACAAAAGATATGGAAGTCTTCGCAAGGCTGAATGAGCTTGAGCGTTCAGTGGCGCGATTGGAAGGCCACACAGATAGGCACTAACGTATAAGTGCTGTTCAAAGCAGATCCATGCTTTTAGTTCTGAAGCCAATCTTGATGACCGCGTGGAAGTCAAGGGCATTCAAAGAATTGATTGTGGCGATGCTTGAGAAGATCGTTGCAAGGACAGACAACGATTTAGACGATCTTGCTGTGAAGCACGTTCGCGAGATGCTGCTCCCTGACACAAGAGTTGAAAAATAGGCTTTGTCCGGCATCATCCAACTGAGTCTGCTGCTAGTTGTCATGGGGCTGGCATTGCTTCCGTTCTTTGAATTTTTCAAGCGGGACGTGCCCCATCGTGCGGCTGCGGTGAAGATTCTTGAGGACTCGCTACCGCGTGAGCTGTTGGAGGAGGACGCCGCCTGGGTTCAAGCTTGGAAGGCCAGCGGCATTGATCAAGAGGTGCATATTCCTCGCTATTTCCGCCAGCTCGACTTGCCCCATGGTGCGCGCATGTGCTTCACGTCAGCCAGCGCAATGGTTGCCGTTTTCCACAAGAAAGTTGGCAGCCAAGAGGAATACAGCCGGATTAGAGAAAAATACGGCGACACAACTTCAGTGAGTGCTCACGTCAAAGCACTGACCAGCCTTGGCCTGTCTGTCACGTTTACTCAGACTGCAGATGCAGAGGACTTGATGGAAGCGATCGACTCTGGCATCCCTGTAATGGTGGGCTGGCTTCATCGTGGCGACATGCTGCGCGGTGAACCGCCGATGTGCGGAAGTGACACTTGCGGCCACTGGTCATTGGTGCATGGTTATAGCGGCCGATACAGCAATGATCCGAGCTGGCTTTTAACGGATCCATACGGACTACCAGACATTGAAAGAGGTACGCACAATCCGGCGCTGTCTGGTTATCGCGTGAGCGTTAGGCAGGCTGCATTCCATCAACGCTGGCAAGTTGATGGCCCCAAGTCTGGCTGGGCCATATTTGCTGAATGAGCCAGTTTTATTGGGTCTGGGCTTATGCCAGCGCGTTTTGGACGACGGTTGTTGTGCAGTGCGCCAAGCCAGTGAACTGGGATCAGTGCTCACGGGTCAATGACTGGCTGGTGCCATGGGTGCGAGATGTGACTGAGATGCACCAAAAGGGCGCGTATGCGTCCGAAAAGGAAATCCTGGGGCAAGCTAAGTAGAGTCGCTTTTTGCGTTTTCAATATGTCGGTTCTGTGCGATTGGGAGATCAAGGCCAGGTGTCAAAAAAGCCAAATGGTCGCCCCTTTTGATGCAGAGCTGTTGAACCCAGCCAGTTTGGATCTGCGGCTGGGCCTGCATCTGATGGTTGAAAACATCTGTGACCCTGAGCTGCTGCGGATTGACATTTCAGACAGGACAGAGGATGACCCGTTCATGCTGCAACCGGGTGAGTTTTGCTTGGCTGAGACACTTGAGCTGTTTAACATCCCCGACGACATCAGCTGTCAATTTGTACTCAAATCAAGCCGCGCACGATCTGGTCTTAATCACCTGCTTGCTGGCTGGTGCGATCCAGGCTGGCACGGATCGCGACTAACCCTTGAGCTGAAAAATGAGCGCTTGCATCACCCGCTGCCGCTATATCCCGGCCTAAAGATTGGGCAAATGGTGTTTCATCGCATGACGCCACCGCTGCGCAGCTATCGGGAAACGGGGCACTATAACAATCACTTGACAGTCATGCCTTCTGTGGCATGACTTGAAAAGATTCTTTAAGGCTATGGGCTGGGCTGACTGGATGGTCGTCAACCAAACCCTTGAGGAAGAGCTTGAGGTTGAACGCAGCGTTAGGGAGGTGCATAACTGCCAGGATGAGGAAGCGTTAAAGCAGCTTTGCGCCGGTCTCGTCCGGCAGAGCTGGCATCAAGGCAAGCTGCTCAGCCAAGCCGTGAGCCGCATAGGTGAGCTTGACGCCAAGCTGGCTTGCTGGGATTAGCTGTGCTTTCCGGTGATCCTTGACCTGTAAAGCCTGACGGCAGCCTCATAGTGGAAGTTAGCCTGCCAGTCATATTTGAAATAACGAGCCATGCCGCCGTGGCTCACCTCCCAAAGCAGCATCCCGTCCTTGCTGACCTGCTTAATGGTTGGCTTCATAAAAAAGGAGCGCGGTGGCGCTCCTAGTTTCTCGTTCTGCACAAGCTTAAAAGTCAGCGGTTGAGCTGTCAGCTGGGCGGGGCTTCGCATCGCTTAAAGCCATGAGCAAATAGTCATTGCCGGCTTTGCTTTGACGCGGCATCAGGTTGGCGCGCAGCTTGACGCATTCCTCGCCTTTTTGGTTCTCGCAGCGGTCTGCGGTCTTCACCCATTCCACAAGCTTGCGCAGCTCATCCACAGGCACTTCCATAGCGGCCCAGTAATGGCCGTCTTTCTTTTGGTCCTTGTTGAAGTTGCCCCAGATGTTGAAGGCGTCAGGTGCGAAGTCAGGCATCAGTTGAAGAATTTAGAGATGATGGTTTGCAGCGCAGAGTTGATCACGCCGTGATGGCGTTGCTCTGCGTAGTGCTGCAGCTGGGCAGACAGTTGCTTGTCTAGGCGCACTTGGAAGTGCCCTGAACGGCGGTTTGCATCTGCCTTGGCTTGCTGTTCGCGTTTCTTGTCGTCCTCAGGCATTTTCCTGAATCCAAACCTGATGTTTGCGGCTAGTGATTGCAGGAGCGACCTTAGCGTTATCGCCTAGTTTGAATGCAAAGCGGAACGACTTGCAGAAGCCTTCACGCTTACCTGGGCTCATCTCGCCGATAAGACCTACGAGCATGTTGCGCTCCTCTGTTGTTAGCGGCTGATCGTCTTTAGCAACACCTTCAACCGCTGGCCCTTTTTTTGGCGTAGGTTTTGCGGCGGGTTTGTCATCAGCAAAATCGCCATCTATATCCATGTCAGCCGTGAGGCCGAGCATGGCCAGGAGGGCATACCTTTTGAGATAAGTGCAGGAGCCGCCGAAGTCGTGCAGGGCATTGCGGCCTTTGCCGATAATCATTGGCAAGCGGCTCACAAGCTCAGCACCGCTGACATGCAGCAGGCGAGTCACAAGGATCGGGTCAACGCCTTCACTCGGCTCAAACGTCTGTGAAATCACAAGGCCGTTTTTGATGAGATGAGGCGTGACAGTTGAGAGCACAGTCTCAAGGTCAGCAAACTTGCCATATTGCGCATTTGCCGTCTTACTGATTGCTGGAACAGTTTTGTGAAACTGCACCAAGGCTTCAATCAAGAGCTGTGACGGTGATGATGGCACCGAGGAAGTCATCTGTTTGATACCTCTTTGTGGCGTAAAGGGAAACGATCTGCGAATCGTTTTTGAGCAGAACCTGAGCGACTGCGTCACCGATGGAATCTGCCACACCCCGGCATAGCTTGTCGATGTCTGGGGTTTTAGTGTGATGCAGCGGTGCGGAATCTTTTAGTTTGCCGGCGTTTTTGCCTGTGCCGTAATGCGACAAAGGACGAGGGAAGACAAACTCACAACGCAGGGAAACTGCGGCGTTGATGTCCCAATCCTCAGGCTTATGACGATGTGCAGCAGCAGCAACGTCACTGCGCCAGCTGGCAAGAGATTCCGCATTATTAGCAACAACACGGCTGCCAAAGGCTTTAACAGAACCTTGCGGAACAGGTGTGCCTAAGACAGCAAAAGTGACGCTACTGGGGCAGTTGGGCGTGGGCGTTGTCGATGGCTGCATTGAGAAGGCCAATGGCAATGGCTGACGCTGAAACTTTGTGCTCTTTGACGTTAAAGCTTAGGGCACCAAATTCAATCTGAGTCGTGTGGTTTGCCGTTGAATCTGAGAGTTGTTTGAGCTTTGCAGAACGCTCAGCGTCGAGATTGATTGAGATGGATTTCATTTTTGAGTGCGATGTAGAAAGCAAGCTCCAATTTTGTGAGCTTAGGGTTTTGTTCGTTTAATGCTGCTTTGGCCCTGGCCTCGGCAGCCTTGAGGGTGTCCTCAGGCTTGGTGTTCCAATAAATCCCACGGCCCATTTACTTCAGTTTTTCGCAGGCGGGCTGCCAGCCTTGCTCACAGTGTTGGCGCTGTTGCTTGTCGAGAGTGTCAGTGAGACTGATCCAAGCAGCACCGCCAAGCAAGACGCAAAAAACGACAACAATGATGGAGTTCGTTTTTGGGCTGCGATACTCAGGATCATAAAAACCTGGGCTGCGGTGGTTGATGTCTTTGTTGTCCATGAGCGAACGAGAGAAAGGGCTCATGCGCAACAGTATGCCGTCCTTGGTATGCCATGTCAACGTTTGCCTTTGGCCTTGCCCTTTTTCTTCACACGCTTAGGCCGTGCGCTCACCTTGGCAACTGTCTCGTGATAGCCAGGCGGCTCAGGAACGCCGCCTTGTTTCAAGATCTTCGTCCAATCCAACAGTTTCCGCCGTTGTCGCTATGTTTTTTGTTCCTACCTAAACGGGCGGGACAAGTCACCCTCAGCGGACAGGGTGCGAGGAGCGCAAGGCGCGTGAGCCTGTTCTAGTCCGCAATCATTAAAAATCAGCCACAGGCTGCAGGGCTTGGAACTTGCCCCAGCATTCTTCCCAAGCAGGGATGCAGTCATCTTCTGGGCTATGCCGCCGGACCTTGCATTTCTCGGGCCCGCTGATCACGGTGACGCATTCAGTGATTCGCACCTTTGGATGCCACTGCTGCCACATGCGCGCATAGGCCCCGAGCTGAGCCAGCGGTGACTTGCGGCTGGAAACCGCTTTCTTGCTGCTGACTGTCTTGAGGTCGCCAAGGATCACAAAAGTCGGATCGTCCTTGTGGCGAATCACAAAATCACAAGAGCCGCAGACGGACCGATAGCGATCAACCAGCAGATACTCAGTCGCCAGGGTCTCGATGCTCTTAAACAGCGGATCGCTTAGCAGCGGCTCAATCCATGGATCCCAGCGGTCCTCATGCACTGAGGGCTGGTTCTCAAGGTGTGCCTGAAGCACACGATGCAGCACCCGACCGCGCAGCTCCCAGCCATCAGGACCGTGCCTGTGCTTCTCCATGGCGTCCTTCGCAAAGGGCGACATGTCATGGCTGACAACTTCTGAAACATTGTGCAAAACCCAGTCACCACGCCACATGTAGCGGTGTGCGTCGGGGAAAAACGCCAGATCTGGTATGGAGTCCAGCACAAATTCGTTGCAAAACTCGGCTCACTATGGGCATACTCAGCCCGCCACGCAACCACAGAGTGGACGATTCCACCCATTTCACGAACACTCGCGTTCTGATTGATCCACGGGTCATTGCCGAGGTCGAGCGCAAAAAGCCGATCGGTGTGAACCGCACCAGCTGGGTCAACCTGCTGCTTCAAAGAGCTATCGCATCAGAGCCTGAGCCGCTTGCGCGTGATTAATCCTGATGCTGAGGAGCGTGCTTTTGACTTGCTCCAATGGAACCCTTACTCACTCCCCACTGAATACGACGACGACCTCGCGTTGGTCGGCTATTACAGCAAAACGCAGAAGGAGCGATCTGATCGCGCTCTGGATGCTTGGGAGAAAGAACACCCCTTCAAATCCAGCGATGAGCTGACAGCTTTTCGAGAACTTGAAAGGCTTGGTGTTTACACAGACGCCGACTTTTATTCACCGAGCAAGGCCAAGAATGGTCACTACACCGAACGCCTCAAACAGCTCAGGGATAGTTCCCGAAAGCCTCAAGGATCACAAAGAGCTGCTCAGCAGGCTCGACCAATACGCAAGCACCGTCCTCTCTAACGAGGAAGACCCGCTTAAGCGTTCGCAGCTTCTGCGGCTTTATGCCGATGAGGTTGGCTTTCCGCTAAATGAGCGCACTGCTGCACTGCTGTTGAGCAGAGCCGCAGGGTCAATCGCAGGTGTTGCAGAGCCTCGCAAGAAAGGGCAAAAGCTCGACACGTCTGCTGTGCCCTGGGCATGGGAGGGCGTGATCATGTCCGGCACGTTCAACCTGCTGGTGGCCCCGCCGAAGGTCGGCAAGTCAGCGTTGATGGTCGGGATGATCAGCGCCTGGTTTCACGGCGAGGAGTCATACCTAGGGCAACGCCTTCATGGCGTTTGCCCGAAGGTTTACATCGTCGGCACGGACCAGCCGGAAAGCGACTGGTTCACGTTGTTCAAGAGAGAAGGGCTAGTCACCAGCGATGGGGAACTGGCTGGCCCTGTAGAGATGCTTTGGCATACGGGAGCGCCCCTGCATCTCACAGATGAAGGTATCTCACACCTTGGGGAAATCGCTAGGGAAAATCCTGGATCGTTCTTCCTGCTGGACAGTTATCACGCGTGCTGTTCTGTGTTGGGGTTGGAAGAGAGCGCCAGTTCATTCGACGGCCCAGCCCGCAAGCTCGCAGAAGCACTAGCCCCTCACAAATGCACATTGGCTGCCATTCACCACTCCAACAAAGGGGTGACCGGCGGCAATGCCACGCAGGCCAGCAGGGGCAGCAATGCACTGCCGGCCGCAGCCAGCCTCACGATCTTGATGAACTGGTTCAAGCAGCCTGCCGAGGGCCAGACGCAGAACGATCACCGCGTCGTCGTTAAGACGCAGGGCCGAGCTAAGGGCACAACGCTGCTGATCGAGCTACAGGACGACGGCTGGATCCATCACGGCGATGGTGAGAGCGTCTTAGCTGCTGAAGCGATGCAGGAGGCCGCTGACGAGCTGCAGGGCCGCCAGGCCGACGTGTTCGATTACATCAAGGACCGCTGGATCCTTGGGGAGTTCACGGTGGCTGGCACTGAGCTGTCATCGCACTTCAATCTCGAAAGGAACAAGACGAGCCGATGCCTTCGCGCTTTGGTTCGCAAGGGCTTGATTGAGGAGGCCGGCACGGCTGATGCAGGGCCTACAGGCGGTCGCCCCTCGCCTTTATATCGCCCAGCAGGAGGATCCTCCCTAGACGGCTGGCAAACGTCCCAAACGTGCCAAACCTCGCGCGCGTATATGGAGAGAAGTAGTTTGCCACCTTTGACACCTTTGACACGTAGTGACGGGGGATGCTCTGTTGAGGGGGGTTTGACACCTACCCCTGGCACTCCTGTCGAGCTGCATCGCAACGGCGACTGGAACAACGGCTGGGTTATTTCAGATGCTTCTGATCTGCACGCTGTACGAGTCGCCAAGCTCGGCAGCCCTAACGTCACCGTCGGCAGCCTGCGTTGGGAGCTAGACGTGCGGCCTTGTCAATCCAGCCCCTTTGGAGCACCCCCCTTGGGGGATGTAGGAAAAGCCACCCCCCTTGGGGATGTAGGGAAAGTCCCTGACGCTCCTGCACCTGTTGAACCTGACCCTTTTGATTTCTGATGCCTGAAGCAACCCGATCCCTGCCCGTGCGCGTTGATGTGCGCCTCACTGAGCCTGAGCGTGAATATCTGACGCAGGAGGCCATCAAGCGCGATATGAGCCGCCAGGACCTGATGCGCAAGCTGCTGCTGTCTGAGCTTGACTCTGTCGAGCCTGTCAAGGACTACAAGCCTGTTGTTGTCTCTCAAGGCCGTGATTCGATTGACCGCGCCATGACGGCCGTTATGCGTCAATACAGCTGTGTACCCGCAAGCAAATTAGAGGGCATTATCTGCACGGTGATCTGTGCGCTGGCTGCTGAGGGTTGACGCTCTTTGGTTGGTATGCCATTATCTGTTTGCCAAGCAATCGCAAGCATCAAGAGGACTGGGCCGGCTGACAGGCCGTCTTAGGCAGATCCTTGATCTCGTGCAGCAACAGTGGGACTGGGTCTTTGTAGGGCCCGGATGCGGGGCAAACCTCGCCTTTGGATCCTGTTGCTCATGTTTGCTTGGCACCTAATTCACAACTCACGTCATGAAGCTCGCTGACAGCTACATCGACGCTCAGGAAGGCGCTCTGCTCGCTCAAGACGCCATCGCTGAGTGGCTTGACCGCTACCGCCTAGAGCTTGACTCTGAAACCGAGCAGGTCATCTATGAGGGCATCCTTGACTCCCTCAAACGTGCTGATCTTGTCGAACTCAAATGACAGACGATCGACTCCGCCAGCAACAGCGACAAAATGAACTGCGCGCCTTCCTTGACTATGAGCAACGACTCAGAGACGCCTATGCCGCCCGCCAAGCTGAGGACGCTAGACGACGGTTGCATCAGGATTCAAGTCGGTGATGGGCCCGGTGCATTCGTCGGCACCGTTAGCTCGATGCACCTTGTCGAGCCCAAGATCAATCAGCTGCAGCAATACTGGATCAAGGCCAACGCTCACCTGCATTAGCCATGGCAAAGGTAACGGCCACAGCTGAATGGGATGTTGACGCCATCTATGCGTGGCTCTCTGGTTATCAAAGGCAGATCCCCTTTGTGCAGATGAGGGCCATTAATGACATTGCTTTTCACCTGAAGAACAGATCGCTGCCCGGCGGGGCTAAAGCTGCATTTGATCAGCCAACTGCTTTCACCTCAAGCCCTGCAACTTGGCGCGTTAAGAAAGCAACTAAGTCCAACGTTGAGGCTCTTGTCTTTCCTGAAGCAAAGCGTGAGCCATACTTGCGAGCCAACATCACAGGCGGTCAGCGTGGCGTGAAGCCTTTTGAGGCAGCCTTTGAAGGGGCTGGCGTGGGCTCATCACCTGCTGATCAGTTCTTCCCCACTAAATTCGCTAGACGCAACAGTAAGGGCAACGTCAGCAAGGCAACCCTCGGCAAGATTATTGAGGACGCTAAGGCTCGTAAGACGGGGCGCAACGCCTACTTCATAGGCAAACCAAGCAATAGCTTGAAGCCTTACGGCATTTATCGCCGCATGGCGCGCAAGCTGCGTCCGATCTATCTACCAGCTACAAGTCCGCTGACCTATCGGCGCATCTATGACATCGGCGGCATCGCTGACACTGTCATCAGTCGGCAGTATCAAGGATTGTTTGAGAAGCACCTCAAGCAAGCAATCAAGACGGCCAAGTAGTACAGCATTCTCAATAAGCGACACAGGCGCATCGCTGAGATCGCAGTCATACCAGTAGCCATGCAATGCAGTGTTGCTGACATCCCTTGCGCTGCAATGGATCTCAGTTGCGGGTCCTTCTGGGCCTAGGGGCCGTGGGTGATCGCGAGC